ACAGATCCATTTAGTATTCCATATTTTTCTGGTTGTTTACCAAAGTTTTCAGGACTAATCCCTTGTCTAGCACTCATTCTTGGCGATCCCTCTACTTTTTCAGGATCAACACCAATTTTAATTAACTCATCATCTATTTGTGATTTTATATTTGTTTCTACTGGAGCAATTTCTATTTCTGCTTCTTTTGCTTCTGGTACAACAAATTCATCTGCTGTTCCAGTTACATCTGCGGTTGTTGTTTTTTTAGCTTTCACCTTTCCAGCAATACCACCAATAGTTCCGCCTATAACTCCGCCAAGACCAGATCCTATAAGAGCAGCTTTACCTGCTTGACCAAAATCAAATCCCTCTTGTTGGCCAGATTGTATTCTTGCTGATTGTCTTAAAGCATTGTCTGCGGTTGCATATATAGCTCCTTCAGCAGCACCATAACCAACACCTTTCTTAATGCCAGTTTTAACCATTTCTCTTACAGATTGTTTGGCAGCAGCTTTTGCAGCTTCTCTACCAGCCAATCCCGCACCAAGTGTTGCTATGCCAAAATAACTGCTTGGATCAAGCAAAAGACCAGCAGCTAATCTTCCTGTTCCAGCTAAACTTATTTGCTTTTGATCGTATTTATCCATCAAAGTTACAAAATCAATTTTTTGTTGATCTGTTGCATCGTGGTATAAATCAAGAACTTCTTTTCCCATTTTAGGAATGTTGTAATTAAACCAGCCCATATAACGCAAAGCATAGTTTGCATATTCTTCATCTGAGTTTAATTTTCTTGGTTTGCCTGCTTTAAAGCCTAAAGTTCTGCCTTCATTCCATTCATAAATGCTTTTAGCTGCTTTAATAAATTCTGGATCTTTTTTTAATTCTTCTTCTGAAACAGATCCAAGCAAAGATCCTTCTTTTGTTGTTGGCTCTGGTAATTTAAATTGAACAGCTTGTTCGGGTATTGTTGGTTCTGGAAGTTTAAATTCAGCTAATTGTGTTTCTTCATCACGCTTTGGTGGTGGCGGAATTATGAATTCTGCCATTTTATCCCTCGCTTATAATGCCATTAGCGATTAAATTTTTTATAACCTCTTGCCTATTCATTCCTGAGTTGGCATCCATAGCTCTTTTTATGACTTTTTCTGCTGATTCTCCTTTGAAAGATTCTGAAATAACTTTATAAGATTTTTGACTTGGCGGTGGAGTAATCCCGCCTTGTTGTGGAATTAACCCAGCTAAAGCTGCTGTCAAAGGATTAATAGCACCAGTTTTTATATAATCGTCATAAAATGCTAGTAGATTTGGATTACCGCCTTGCTGTTCATCAAAAGCAGCAGATCCTCTGCCCCTTAAAGCAATTTCTTGTTTAATCTGGGCAGCAAGCTCATCATACTTTTGTTTTTCTGTCATGGGTTTTTCAGATTTCTGAGCCTCATAAAGCAGTTTAGCCTTTGACTGATAGTCTAATGCTTTCAACAATCTTTTTTGTGATTCTGGTATATCAGAAGCATCTATTGCTTGATTTAAAGCAGACTCTGTTTCTTGCATCTTCCTAGCTTGCACTTCGCCCATAGCCAACTGCAATCTTTGTGGATCGCCAGATATTCTAGCTGTTTCTACATTTAGAACATCTGCTAACTTTCTTAGTGATTCAAAACCATTTGCCATTAGAAAAATCCTCCACTTCCTGGTGTTGAAGTTGGAATAAATGGATTTCCACCGCTACCGCTAGATCCACCAAAAGCACTCTGTATTTGTGGGCCAAATTGTCCAAGAATATTTAACGCACTGGTTACGCCTTCAAGCGTTGATGGTTTGTAACCTGTAGTTGTTGAGCCTAATTGTGGTTGTGCGCTTACGCCTTGAGCCAATAAACCAAGTTGTTGTGGCCCATAAGTCAAGGCTCTTTGGAACTCTTGATATGGAGCTTCTAATGCAGCTTGCTGTAGTGCTTGCTGTTGTGTTCCTATTCCGCCAAGTAATCCTAATCTTCTCATTTGCTCTGCGCTTATACCGCCAAGCAAGCCAGCTCTTTGTTGTTGAGCCTGGAGTTGGAATTGTGGTGCGAATTGTGCCATTTGCATTTGTCTAGCAATATCAGATTCAGCAGCTCTTTGTGCTTGCTCAAATCCTGCTTGCCTTAAACCAGCAACTGTTCTAGCTGCTTGTTCTGCGTATGGTCTTGCAGCCTCTGCTTCTAATAATGCAGATCTTGAACCACCAAAAGCTCCTGCCCTAATCGATCTTTCTTGAGCTTGTTGTTGAGCTATATCTGCTTGTCTTTGAATATCGCCTAATGCAACATCAATAACTTGTTGTTGATAGGGTGATTGATAAGCAGCGATATCTGCTTGTAATAAAGATGGTACTTGACCAACTGTAGGAATTGGTTGCTCTGCTAATTGCTGTAAGCCAGTAAAGGGATCGTATCCCATTCCTGTTTCAAATAAACCACGAGTAGCTTGGAATTGTCTAAGTTGATCTGGATTAAATCCAGCAACTCTTGCGCCTGTGTATGGTACAAATGGCTGTGCAGCTATTCCTTTAGCTCTGCCATATAGATCCTCATACATTGCTTGTTGCGCTGGATCAACTTGCTGTGTAACAGTTTGTTTGCTTGTTGATGGGCTAAATGCTTGTTTGGCTGCTGCCCCTGCTGCTAATCCTGCTATGACTGTTTCTATTCCCATATTTATTACCTATAAATCTTTTTTGATTAAATACGCATCTTCAAATCCAAGATGCTTAATCTTTCTTAGCCATCCTTTTCTGCCACCACCATACAATCTTTTACAATCATTTAATGTGGCAAATTTTTCTATAGATGGCAACATACTTTCTAATTCTTTGTAATCTCCGCCACAAAAAACCATATTAAGGGCTTTTAGTTGTGGATATTCTGCAAATCCAGTTATCATTGCAGACTTCTTGCCAGGCCATAAATGAAATTGCCCATGTCTTATTTTATCCTCAATGTCTTTTAATGTATAGGAATCTTGACCTTTGAGGCTATCTTCAATCCAATGTTGGCAACGCTCAAACTCTACTTCCCATTGCTCTCTATCGTCTTGGGGTTTGAGTTCTACTACTTTATTAGTCGCCTTTTGCATACTCAATAATACTCATGTGGATATCTAAATTACCTGCATGGCTGCCTTGTACTTTAATTATTTCTCCACCATGGATAATAATAGGATTGCTTAATAATTCTGTGGTGCTGTTTGCACTGATTACTTTGCCACTAAATAGATTAAAAGTATCTGTATCGTGGGTATTGGTTACATCAATCTGGGTTTGTTGTCCTTGATGTTCGCAAACCAAAAAAGAAATAATTACTGAGAAATTAAAATCATCACCAGATGGTGCGGTATAAACAGTGTAATCAGTGTTAGCTAAAGCAATATTAATATGCACATTCTCGGCTCTTTGGATATATTGCCTTTGTGAAGAAAAGTCCATTATCTTTTACCTCTAGCCTTGGTATCTATTCTTATATTACCAACTTGAAAGTCCTCGGTGGTTGAACCTGTTACTTTCATTTGTATTTGTCTGGCTGTAAACCTTGCATCGGTATAGCCATCACTTTCAAAAGTAAAGTCGCCAAAATCGGTTTCTGCACCTAGTGGTGTGAATTTACCTTTGAAACTAATGGTTACTCCTGGTAGCGTGTTAGCCTCTGAATCTGGAATGATTTGATTAACTTGCACCAATCTATCGCCACTACCTATTTCTATTGGCCCTGACTGACAGAATGGTGATCTACCACTTAAGTTTGGTGAATTGTTAAGTGTGGTGGATTCGTGTTCGTAAATAAAACCATTAGAATCACCAGCGATAGGATAGTTAAATACACCTTGGTCAATCCAACAACCTCTGTCTAGTTCACCAATAGACCAGACATTTTGTGCATAGTTCCATATCACATATTTGTTAGGGGTGTATTGACTTGTACCGCTTGGAAAGCCCCACCATATCTCATTAAAGTTAGAGTTGTGTCCACCCCATGATGCTGCTTTGCCTGGCACATTAAGATTATCAAAGACATAATCATGCACTTCGCATGGTATCTCTCTAACTGCACCATCGTAAACAAAGAAGGCATTTTCACCCATCCATGCTAAGAAATTACCAGTAGGTACAATTACTCTGCGACCTACCGCTTTACAGTTTGTACCAGCATCGCCAATACCATAGACAAAGGGTGAGCCAACATACGACATTCTGCTAATACCAGTATCGCTAAAGATAATAACATCTGCACCAAACTTCACTCCGTATAAAGCTCTACCGCCTGTTGGTATTTGCAAATCACCAGCAGTATTGTTAGCTTTAGAAGTCCAGTTATTTCTATCTTCTCGGTTTGACCATGCAATCTTTCTAGGATCATCTGCTGATCCTATGGCTACTAGATGTCTTTCATTGGTTACTAATACTGCTTTGTTGCCTGTAGGTGCATTGGTTACTGCGGTTGCAATGGTGTCGGGTGTGCCACCAGAGTTAGGCGACCATTCGTAAATCTTACCATCACCTGAAAAGCAAAAGACTAAAATCTCGCCCCAGTTGTCAAAGGAGAAATGACCTGTATCGAGTGGTAGTCCAGATTGACTTCTAGCATCTCCGTAATCTTCCATGCCATATTGGTATGCTCCAAATCCCAAAGGATCATTGTCTGCATCGCTTACAAAACCAGTAGGCGTGATATCTGTCCAGGTGTTATCGTAAAGCGTATAAACTTTTTGTCTAGTGCCAACCGCTAAGATAGGTTGACCTAAGTTATCCGAATATGCGTGCATCCCAATAGGTTCACCATCAAGTGCAAGGTTTCTTAACTTAGACCAACCACCTATAGGTTTTAGGTAGCCATTTTCAAAACGTACTAAATCCCCGTCAACCCAACGGCCTTTGTTGGCATAATCAGTTCCGTTCTTGACTATGCCTGCTGGTGGGGTAATGGGAAATAATGCCATTCACTAAGCTACAAGTTGCTTGGTTACTGAGGTTGGATTCTTTTGGTCTGCAATATTAGCATCTAATCCATCTTTCAGACTTTGTACCTCTTCTTCACCCATAGCAGCTTCAACCCAACCTTGAACTTGTGAGCTAGTCACATTGTCAAAGTCTGTGAAGTTAGATAGGTCTGAAGTATCAAGGCTTTGAGTACCATAGACTGAAGCAACATAAGGATTACCTTCTGCATCGACTTCAGTATCGGTAGCGTTCAAACGCCAATGTACATTGTAAATCACATTGCTGTGGTTTTCTTCGGATGGGTACACATCAACTGTGTTTACATTCCATTCATAAGATATGCTCATTTTATTTTCCTTAGTTTTGACCTTGTAAAAATTCTTGTTCGCTATCCAAATGTGCTTGGTAAGCTGCTTTTAATTCATCTGTCCATATTGCATTACAGATTGCCTGCACTTCAGAAGATTCGTTACTTGTATCGTCTAAGCAGGTTAAAGCATGTCTATGATAAGATCTATTAAGTTCTACACCATCTTCTTTAACAACTGTAGCAGTACGCACTTGTACATGCTTCCACTCGCTTACAATTTCTATTTTATCTTCTATTATTTGTTTTTCTAATGCCATTTTTATTTTTCTCCTTACCTAGAATCCACTAGGTATAAATTTGTTAACTTGTAAAATACGTTAATTTTAAACTTAAATCAAAGTCATTGGTGAATCCTGTTAAATCACTGTTAAGTAAATTAGAAAGTCCACCACCAGCACTGTTGTGTGGTACTTGTTGGAATTGAATAACGCTTCCAGAACCATAGCCAATGATATTATTGCTAATGCTTGGAAATCCTCTTGAACACGTTATTGTGCTTGGGCCACCAGAAGACACTGAAAAAGGAAGTCCCCCAACTTGAGCAACGCTACTATTATTTGGAACACTATTTCCTCTAAATGAAACCACTACATTAACCACTCTGCCAACCTTTGTATAAGTGCAGTTGTTAATTATAACATTGCCCCCATTTGGAAGTGTTGCAGTCCAAGTGCCTTCTTCATAATCATCCAAAGCATTTGCTGTTGCGGTATCTCCATTAAATGTTATCCCACCTGAAGATAGAATCCTCATTTTTTCTGATCCTGCTACAGCAAAACCCAAAACATTTGGATTTCTAAACATTCCAAGCGTATTGTCTGCATGGAAAGTATAAGCGGGTGCTGAAGCTGATCCTGTAGAAGCGCGTATTTGGCCATCAAATTTTACCGCATCACTAACCTCAAGTTTATAGCTAGGAGTTGTAATGCCAATTCCAACCCTGTTATTTGCAGAATCAACTTTTAGAGTGGAGGTGTCAAAGGTAGCATCTCCTGATACAGTTAAA